ATACCAATGTAGGTACGCTTACCATAACTGCAGACGCACTCGTTCAGCCCACAGGAGTTTCATCAGGAGCTGTCTTAGGTACAGCCATAGGTGAAGCTGAATCTATTTATCCTGTAACAGGAGTTCAATCAAATACAGCAACGGGAACACTTGAGGCTCAAGAAGGTCATGGTGTTCAGCCAACAGGCGTTGAAATGTCATTTGCTGATGGCACCGAAGAAATTATTGCAACAGTCGATGCAGGTTGGGGAAGAAATACTTGGGGATCATTTGCATGGAATGAGAATATCACGATCTTTGCAAACTTGGTCGGTGAGCAAATGTCCACCGATATCGGTACTGTCACCACACAAACAGGTACAGGTGTTGATGCTCCAGTAACAGGAAACGAAGTTTCAGCAACACTCGGAACAGTTTCTTTACAAACAGATCAAGTTATAAGTGTTACTGGATTTAATGTTAACGCATTACTTCAAAACCCAACAATACTAGCTGATGGTAATGTCACCACATCTGCTCCAGGCGATCAGATGGATACAGCAATTGGTTCTGTTAATATTGACATCTTTACTCAAGTAGATGCAACAGCAGTAACATCTACGTTTGATACAGGTGCTTTAACAATGACAGGAGATGCAAACTTCTCCTTAACAGGTGCTCAAGCTAATACTGATGTAGGAACTGTAACGACTCAGGTAGGAACTGGTATTATTGTTTCAGTGACAGGTAGTTCTATGCAGTTTGATGATGGAGCTGCAACTATCGCAGGTAATGCTTTAGTAACACCAACAGGTGTTGAAATGTCCGTGGTTTTAGGTAATATGAGATCAACGCCTTGGGCTAACGTAGTTACAGGCGCAAGTAATACATGGATAGAAGTAGCAGCTTAGAAATAAAATAATTGAAAAAAAATATAGTAGTAGGTCTTCACACTGTTCATCATGATGGTAGCATTACCACTTATGATTTAGAAAACAAAGAATTTAAATATTTAAAATTTGAAAGATTGACAGAAGTCAAACATCAACACCATAATAATTTAGATTCTTGGATTAAATATTTAAATCATTTAGGATATAAAATTGAAGACGTAGAGTCTATTTTTTTAGTAAACTGTTCAAATATTTTATTTAACATAGACACATCTAATGTTGCAGGTAATTTAAAAAAAAAAATTTTTTTAATTGATCATCACACTGCTCACCACTTTAGCCTCAATAGTATTAATTCATTAATACTTGATAATATTGGTAGTCAATATGAAACTGTTTCAATTTTTAAAAAAAATAAATGTGTCGATAAGTTTGGTGCTGTTCGTACTCAAAGTTTAGGACATAGTTTAAACTTTTTATGGAATTTATGGTTTATGGGTAAACCAGATGGGCGTGATCGTGCAGGCCATACAATGGCTTTAGCTGCTTTTGGTAAAGATTTTTCTGACAAAATTACAAGACAAGACCTTGTTAAAGATGAAGAGAGATTAAAAGATTTTGTAGAGAAAAACAAACAAATATCTTACGAAAATAATTGTAATAATTATGTTTGTTCTCTTCATTACTATTGGTTTAAAAAAGTAAAAAATATTCTAAATAAACATTTTAACAAAAAAAGTTATCTTGAATTAAGTGGTGGAGTGGGAGAGAATATTATTCTCAATACTTTACTTAAAAAAGAATTTATAAATTTTCATCCTTCGCCTCATTGTGGAGATGAGGGAACTTCTATAGGAGCATTGAGATTTGGATTACGAAATGTTTATAATGTGCGATCAAAAATTAATATTCTTAATTTACATCAACATGATGATAATCACGGATATGCCTCTTTAAAAACAATACAGAAAACTGCTCAATATTTGAAAGAGGGTAAATTAATTATGTGGAGTCAAGGCTGGGGGGAAGTAGGCCCAAGAGCCTTGGGTTTTAGATCAATCCTTATGGATCCTTGTGTAAAAAATGCAAAACAAGTTATAAATGACAAAATTAAAAAAAGAATTTGGTTTAGACCTTATGGAGCTAGTGTGCCAACAGAGTCTTACAAAGACTATTTTGACTTAGGTTTTGAAAGTCCGTGGATGTTGTATCAAGCGAAAGTGAAAAACCCTGTAAAATTTAAAAATATTACACACGCTGATGGTACTTGTAGGATACAGACGGTCGACATCAATCATAACCCTTCTTATCTTAAATTACTGAAAACTTTTGGTAAATTATCAGGGTACCCTGTTCTCATAAATACTTCTATGAATTTACCTGGAAAGCCTATTGTAGGAACAAAAAAACAAGCTAAAATAATGTTTGACAACTCTCAGGCTGATGTATTAGTTATGGGTGACGAGATACATATAAAATAGTTGTCTTATTAATGAAAAAAGATATATTTTAAAGAGGTTTAAAACATGGCAAGTACATATTCAGATAGACTCAAACTAGAACTCATGGAAACTGGCGCTAATGCCAATACATGGGGAAATAACACCAATACTAACTTAGAAACTTTAGATGCGTTTAACGCAGGTTATTTATCAAAGTCTGTTGCAGGATCAGCTAACGTTACTTTAACAACAGCAAACGCTGATCCAACTGCTGAGTCTTCAAATAAAGTTATTGAGTTTACAGGAACTTTAACAGGAAATATTACTGTATTTATCCCTGCTGTAGAAAATAATTATATCTTTTTTAATAATACTTCTGGTGCTTTTACTTTAACCGTTGCTCCTACAGGTCACGGAGCTAATGGTTCAGTTATTACTCAAGGTGCACACACTGTTCAATACTGTACAGGTGATACTGTTGTTGATCTCTTTGCAAATTCTCTTGGAACAGTTTCTGTTAAAGACACTTTAAATGTAACCAACACTGTTAATGTTGCAGGCAATGTCACTATATCATCAAATGGTGTTGTTGATGCTACATCTTTTACAGGTAACGGTGCAGGTTTAACAGGTGTTGATCCTTTTGAGTCAGGAACAAAAATGGTTTTTTATCAAGCATCCGCTCCGACAGGATGGACACAAGATACAGCTTCTGCTTTATCAAACACCGTGATGTCCGTTGTCACAGGAACTGGTGGAGGCACAGGTGGTTCGACATCTTACTTCTCATCATTCTTGGCAACAACTGATAAGTCAGGAACAGACACAGCTCCTGTTTCAGGTACTGTTTCAGGTACTGTTGGTGGACATACATTGTCAACACCAGAAATTGCAAGCCACACTCATACTATTAATAACCAACAACCAGCTCCGCCCGTACAAACTTTAGCGCTTCTTACATCAACAAGCCCTTATCAACCACGAACAGGTGCGATCAATCCAGCAGGTGGTGGCGGAAGTCACTCTCACCCATTCAGTGGTTCTTTATCTAGTGCTACAGCAGATGTTTCTGTAACTGTTCCCGCTGCGGATGTTAAATACGCAAACGTGATTGTCGCCGCAAAAGATTAATGCCTATATTTGATCCAGACGGAAAATGTCCGTTATTACAGAAAAAATGTATTAAGCATCAATGTCTTTGGTATAATATGCTTCAAGGAAAGCACCCTCAAACAGGATTAGATGTACAAGAATGGGGATGTTCTATCGCATGGCTTCCTTTACTTTTAGTAGAAAATTCTGCAAAAATGACAGGCGTTCAAGCAGCGACCGAATCTTTTCGAAATGAAATGGTTAAGGGTCAAAATGTCATGAATAATATTTTAGCTGCTAATCCTCAAACAAGAAAAGAAATGAAAAATATGAGTAGTTTATTTGGAAAAATAGGAGATCATCAAAAAGCTCTTGAAGGAAATAATCCTGATGAAGAGGATGAAACCATTAGACAATTAAGTAATAATAAGATAAAAACAAAGAAAGGAAAAAAAGATGGCAACAACAGTAAATAACACAACTGCAAATTCAAGAATAACTATTATTTTTGATGCTGATTTAAATCCAAATAATGAAAATGATGGACCTCGATTCGGTACAGGAAATACTGAATCAGACGTATTGGTGGATAATAAATCCTATTTCAATATTCGATCTCACACTGAGATTGATGCTAATGTCCATGCTTTACAATGGAATGCTAGAACTAATACAGGAACTTTGGAGTATACTGATAACAGAGAAAATGAATCTTTAACTTCTTTTCCTGGGTGGGCTACCAATGTAGTTATAAGATGTGAGGCACAAGACGCTTGGCAAACTGCTTATGATGCAAATGTTGCAGAGCAATTTACAACATGGCAATCAGCAAACCCTGATGCTAACGTAGAAACTTTTTCTGCAAATACTTCACAAGCTACAACTGTAGCTGATACAGAAAGAACTAATTATCTTTCTGCACACAATATTACTTACTAAGTAATTGTGTATAAATAAAAGATGAAAGAATATATTTTAGAAGTCAAAAAAATAATACCTCAAACTTTCTGTAAAAAAATTATTTCTTATTTTGATAATAACTACAACGATGCAGGAATTATGGGAAATGGAGTGAATAAAAATATTAGAAATTGTTTAACTCGATCTTTGTTAGAACCTAAATCTTTAGGTGAAAAAATTTGTCTAAACGCAGTTAAAGAAAAAATATTTCATTGTGTTGACCACTACAAAAAAAAGCATTCTATCAATATTAAAAAAATATCACAATTAGATATTCTTAAATACGATACTAATGAACATCAAGCAGGGTATAAATTCCATGAAGATTTTGGATTAGATTGTAGTGAAAGACATCTATCTATCTCTATTTGTTTAAATAATGAATATGAAGGTGGTGAATTTGTTTTTGATATTCCAGAAGGAAAGTACACTATTCCTCAAAATGTTGGGGATGCAGTTATCTTTCCTTCCAATTTTATGTTTCCGCATCAAGTCAACAAAGTTACAAAGGGGACACGATATGCTTTAATAGGTTGGGTGCTATGATGGAACCAATTTTTATCAAAGAATTTTTACCAAAACAAATATTGAATTTAGTTTATTCCTATTCGATCATTAAATTTTCTAATCAAAAAAAATTTAATATAGATGGTCAAACAAATTCTTTAATAAGTGAGCATGGTGATTATTTAATGGAAACATTAATGGATATGAGCACACCTGTTGTTGAACAAAATGTAGGAAAAAAACTATGGCCAACTTATTCTTATTTTAGAATTTATGACAAAGGTTCGGATTTAAAAATACATAAAGACAGACCTTCTTGTGAATATACGGTCGCTCTTTGTTTAGGAGCAGATCCTATTAATAAACCTTATGAGATATTTGTTGGAGAAGAAGATGAAAATTCAGATTACAAATATTACAGCGAAGAAGGAGAAAAATATAAAAGATATCGAATTGAACATAAATTTCCTATGATTCCTAACAATGCAGTTATATTTAAAGGAATGGATAAGATTCACTGGAGAGAAGTATGTCAACATGATCACTTCACTACTGTTTTTTTACATTATGTAGATCAAGAAGGACCATATAAAGAATACAAATTTGATAAAAGAAATATGTTAGGAGATAAAGGATGATTAAATCAGAAGAACTTAAAGATAAGAATTATAAAATATTTTTAGGAATGCCTATGTATGGTGGAATGCTCACCGAGAGTACCATGCATGGATTATTACAATTACAACAATGGTCCATGGCCCAAGGGGTAGGAATGAGAGTTCAAACCATGGGAAACGAAAGTTTAATTACCCGAGCAAGAAATACGATTGTTTCCATGATGATGGATCAAACAGATTATATTGCTACTCATTTATTGTTCATTGATGCAGACATCGGTTTTAGTGCTCAGAATATTGAAAGATTACTTTGTGCAGATAAAGACGTAGCGTGTGGTATTTATCCTCGCAAACATGTTCACTTTGAAAAAATTAAACAAGCTTTAAAAGAAAATCCCAATGCAACTGAAGAAGAACTAGAAGTTAAGTCTTTAGGATATAATTTAAACTTTGATGATCCTCAAAACGTTACAATGAAAGATGGATTTTGTAAGGTTAATGAAGCAGCAACTGGAATGATGTTGGTTAAAAGAGAAGTATTTCGCACCATGATGAAAAAGTTCCCTGAGCGTAAGTATGATTCCGATCAAATTATCAATGGTAAGTCTTTTAAATCAGATAACTGTTATGACTTATTCGCTGTTGGTCCTTATAATACAGGTAAAGGACAAATACGATATCTTTCAGAGGATTATTACTTTTCAAGATTATGGCAAGAATGTGGGGGAGAGATATGGGCGGATGTTGCCATGCCTTTAACACACTTTGGGAACAGAGCCTTTAAAGGTCATGTTGGATCGATGTTTCAAAAAAAATAGATGAATCTTTTTGAATTTGTACTCCCTCAAAAAGATTGTGAAAATATTACAAATTTTGTTTATCAAGAAAAAATTAACTGGATAAGAGATTTAGAAAATGTCAAAGCTCTTACTTCTGGTTATAATCCAGACTTTGCTTTTTTACATGATATGGCAGATTTTTGTTGTAAAAATATTTTACCACAAATAACTAATCATGATCGTTGGGAAAAAGTCCACTGGTGGATAAATTTATACGAGAAAGGTAATTATACTACGAAGCATATCCACAGAAAAAATCATTATTCAATGATTATTATTATCAAACCAGCATTAGAAAAATATTGTCTTAATTTTCACACAAAATTTGCAACCTATAAGGTTGAGGAAAGACAAGGACTTTGTCTGATTTTTGACGCTTCTTTGGAACATAGTGTTGATCCAGTTCAAAGCGATAGAATTACTATAGCTATGGATTTTCATAAAAAATGATTATAGCGTTAGAGAATTGTCTTAATAAGGAATCTTGTAATAATTTAATTAATATATTTAAAGCTAACGAAAATCTTCATGAAAAACATGGATTAAGTAGTTTATTAAGATGTAAAAAAATATTAGATGTTGAGCAAAGCAACTACATTAATAAAATTAGTAGATATATTCATAATTTAGTTATTAAACACACTGGATACTTAGTATATCCAGACAATATTCAAATTGTTTGTAAAACCTCTGAAAGTGAACAAAAAATACACAAAGATTTTGAAACATCGAAATTTACGTCAATTACCTTTTTAAATTCACTAGAGTCAGGCGAAACTTTTTTTAATGATTTCGGTAGTGTCAAACCACGAGTGGGAAGAACAATAATTTTTAATGGTAATGAAATACCTCATGGAAGTAAAATTACTAAGGAGGACAGATATACCTTTATATGTTGGTATTCTGACGACCCAAATAGACTTGAGATTTAATATTCTAAGTAGTATATTGGCACAATGCCACTGACTAATTTTACGATAAAACCAGGC